GACTTACGATGCCCCATAAATGCGCGTGCGTGTAAGCCCTTGTTACTGTTGATTAAATATTCTTGCATAGTCACCCTCGGTATAGGTAACAGCCCCGTGCTTGGCATACCATATATAGACACCGCGACCCTCAAACTGTGTCTTAATAACATGATGGTATTGGCATAGGCTTTGGAAATGATTAAGCCTGAAGCGTGTGGCATCCTGTCTGTGAGGGAACACATGGTCAATGTGTTCTGCCTGCACAACCTTACCATCTAATAGACAAGCGGCACATAGCGGGTCTTTGCTTAACTGTGCCTGCCTTTGCTTCTTCCAATACGATTGCCCGTATAACTTACTGTTCTGCTTTCCTTTTTCCGTTATGCCACCGCCATGCTTAACGCAAAAGGTTGACCGACCAGTCTTGGGGTTATGACACCCCAATTCTCTGCACAGTTTATTGAGGGGTGCTGTCGGCAACTGGTGCAACTTCTACAGGGGCAACATCAACAACTGCTTCATTGATAACTGATGATGGTGCAACAACATCATTCACAACCTTTGTATTCTTTGTGGTTGTTACTGGAAAATGTGTTGATAACAATGCCAATACAACAAAGTCGGCTGTGTCTATCTGTGTGCTTTTAAGCGCGTTGGCGATGTCTTTAGGGTCTAGGTTAATATATGTTGCGGCTTCCCTATCAATGTCACCATAGCTGGCTTTAAGCGTATCAACTGCTAATTGTAAATCAGGACTCATTTGTAATACTCCTATTTAAGAAAAGTAAGTTTATAGATAGTTGAATCAATCAACTGTTGGATTTCATCGGTAATGTTTTGCAATTCAGTATCATTGCCAACTATTGCGCGATTCTTAATAACATAGGCTGATATGTTAATTAATTCGGTTAAGGCATCATCCACAGGCGGATAATAAATATTTGGGTATTGCACAATGATTTGATTTTTGCCCTGATAGGCTTCTATTAAACTATCAATCAATTCCACAACTTCTTCATAGTATGTGCCTAATGCCATATGCTGTGAAAAACTGCGTGATTGTAAATGCAACAAATGCGTGTTGGTTGCGCTGTGCAATAGGTTTAAAAAGTATTCGCCAATGGATAATGGCGTTTCTTTGCTTTCCACTATATTAAATTTCTGTTTCATACTTCCCCCAATAAATTATTTATAAACTCTAGCAGGCTTTGTTCTGTTCCAAAGTTTTCCTCAAAGCCTCGTTTTCCTGCATGATATGCAACGCCATAACCACCAAGCCTGTGATGATTAGGGCATAAAGGAATCGTGTCTTTGCTTTTCTTCCCTGCTGATGCATTAAATCTAACATGATGAATTTCAGGCTGGCTGTAACCAAACCCTTGGCGTAAACATACAACGCAACCCCATTCAACCAGCTTTTCAAATCGTTGCTTTTCACTTTTGGTTGCCATTACTTGTTAATAATTGCTGAAAAATCAATCAAATCGTCATTATCAACAACATCATTCATATCAACCTTTGATTCATTTTGTTTTATTTTTATATAACATTGCTCTGAAATTTCCTCAAGCAATTCATAGCATTCCTCAATTCGCATTTGATAAACTGTGGCAATGCTTAACATACGATTTAAAAGCTTTGGGTCAATCACAGTCCAATCAGCATCATTAGCCAGCAACTTAATATCATCATTTAACATTTCGGCTTTTAATATTTGTTGCTCTAATTCATAAATTTTATCAAATGGCATTTTGTTCCCTTGCTGTTGTGTTGAATAATTGGTTTAAAATTACAAGCAAAACTAATCTTTTAGTATAGATTACAAACAAAAAATAAACTATTCATCATCTAAAAGTCTTTCAATCAATGCAATTTGCGCTGGCGGGGCTTCCGCAAGTTTATTAAATTCAGTTTCAATCCTATCCATTTGTGTATTGCATCCTAAAGCAAAGCCATCAGCAAAACAAACAAAAAGCATTGATACATCTTTATTAAAATAAAAATCATCATCGTTGGGATGGCGGGTTAAATTAAAGCCATGTTCAGTTGCCCACAACTCAAACTTATCGCGCACTTGTTCAAATAATGTCATTTGGTATTAACCTTTCAATTGCATCATGTAAATTAATTGGGGCTTTGGGTTTAACCCATTTACCCATATAACGATATTTAGTGACCAATGAAAGCCCAATATCAATTTCCACATCTATGCCGTCATCTTGATGCGATGTAAAAAAGACAATGGCATTTTTAGTTTCTGATTGCACAGCATCGCATAATCTTTCCAATGCCAATTCTTGACCACGCGGCATTTGCGCTTTGTTAAATTTTGTTTCAATAAATATAAACCATTTATCTTTGTATTCAATAAATCCATCAATGTCAGTTGGGGATATGCTACCAAATTGCAGGCTATTGAAATTTATAAATTTTTCCGCAAAATCTTGATTTTTAATCATCCCAACTCCATCCCAGTTGTGTCAACCAATATTCTATTTGGTTTTGATAGTCAGCCATTTGCGATGTGTCTAATTCTGTCGTGCTTTGTATGTATTCCACCAGCGTATTGCCTACATACTTGTGTTGCCTTAAAAACTTGTAACCCATCAACAAGTGCAATTCATCGGCAGTATATCCAAGGTATGTGCCGCCATGTCGCATCAAATCCCAATAACGCCTGTTTTGGTCAAGCGTGCGCTGGTCTTTATCCTTTGACTCTTGAATAATCACTTGCCAATTCTTTTGGCAATCCAATTCCATTATTAACTGAATCAAATTCTGCCGATTGGCTTCCGACAATTTCCAAATGCGCTTTTTTTGCATCATTTACATTCCCATAGTTTCCAAGCATTGTTTTTGGCAATTTCCATAATGTGTAAAGCCATGCGCCCTGAATGTATGACTTACTGATTGAATACCCTTTAGTTTTAATGGCGTATGAACCCCATTTATCCCATTTAGCCATTCTTTTCCTTTAATGCTTGTTTGTCAGGTACATAATCAAGCCATAAATCATCACCACATCTTTTACATATCAATACATAATCTTGCGCTGGTTGTTCTAGTGCTTCTTTAAATTCACTATCCCTAGCAATGCGTTCATCTATTGTTTCTTTCCAATCCCTTGTTAATGCTTCGTCTTTAGTCATTTTTCAAATCCCAAATCCGTTGTTTAATCTTTTGAGGAATAGGATGCTTGCCGCTTTCCCATTTAGCAACACAGTCCCGTGTTCTATCAACCAACAAAGCCAATTGCGTTTGCGTTAATTCAAGTTGATTGCGTAACTTCTTTAATTCATCGCCCGTCATATTTAACCACTCCTTTGTGTAATATTATATATGATATTGTATAAACAATGTTTAACTCCAACCCAATTGTTTTTTTATGCTTTCCAGCCTTTCATGGTTGCGCTGTTTATCCTCATCAGTCCATTTGCGCCCAATCTTAACGCTAAATGTTTTGGCTTCCTGTGCCTTACATAATTCAAGAATGTCGGCTGGTGTTGGCATACGCTTGTTGGCATCAACCCATGTGTCAAATGCTTTGCTTACAATGTGAAATTCAAAGCGTTGTAGTTTGTGCCACCAAATACGCAGTAACTCAATATCTAAATCTGGCTTATTAAACAATTGGGTTAATGCCTTCATCATTGCTTTGAATTGTGCTTTTTCAGAATCTGTCATATTAATCCCCACAAAAACATGAAATAGATTCTGAAGAAAACATATCAATTTGATTTTCTGAAAATGTCATCATCTTTTGATAACTAACAGAACCTTTCCTAAATGTTGCAATTCCTGTTTTTCCTTGTTCAATCATTTTATCTTGTTCCATTTTTTCCATTTTAATCCACCAAACCGCGCGTGATGGCTTGTCTTTAATTAATGAAGCCAAAATTTTATCGCCTTTAAGAAAACATAAATCACAATTAGATAATGTATTTAATCCAACTTTAGGCAACTTTAAATCAAAATTGTTTTTTGACCAAAATTCCCCAACATTTTGTTCTGTTATGCCATCACGCGCCAATGGACACATATCAATTCCAACTTTTGCTAATCTTCTAGGTTCATCAGCCCTTATGCCAACATAATGTGACCTATCATCAATATCAATATTAATGCTTTTAAGATAATTTCTAATAATTTTTACTTTTAATTCTTGAGTGCAAAAACGCATAAAAACATTTGGCAACATATTTTTATATTTTATTAATCTTTCAAAAGGTTCACCATTTCTACTTGCATTTTCATAATTAACAACATCAAATCCATTTTCAGATTTATGATTAAATTCAAGCCATGTTATTTTTACATTCCAATTACTTTCAACATCTTTAACAAATTTTAATGTTGCTTCATCTTCTTTACCTGTATTGGCAAAGCAAACAAAACAATCATTTGGAAGACCATTATTAGCATCTAATATTTTTCTCAACATAAATGCTGATGTTCTGCCACCACTAAAACTAATACAAGTTGGTTCTGTAATTAAATATGGATTCATTACCATAACTCCTCAACTGGCGGTTCATCTTTCCAACGACCCTGATTAAGATATGTGGCTGGGTTTGGTATATATTGCCCACCATTTTTTTGCCATTGTTCTGATTGCCGTTGCCATTGAAGCGCATTTAACACTTCGGTTATATTTGGCTTTAATTTATTCCAAGATTTTTTAGCGGCATCAGGTGCTGATTTTTTGGGATATGCTTTCCAAAACAAATTAAAATTATCATCAACAACAAGTGCGATTTCGCACGATGGTTTTTTATTGGTTGTTGGTTTATGGTTATTGTTTAATGGTTTATGGTTATTGTTTGGTTGAACATCCGTTGAACAGTCGTTAAAAGATTGTTTAATATTATCCTTTCTTTTAGCCGCACTTGCTTTACCAGCAATAGAAGCCTTTTCAATCTTTTCTTTATATTCTTGAATTTCTGCTATTGCACGAACATTAACCCAACCATCTTCTGTTTTGTTAAAAAACTCGTTTAACACTTGTTCAACATCCGCTAAACATTCGTTTAACAATAACAATCTTGCTACTTTTTCAATATCAAGCGGCAAAGGTTTTTCATGTAAATAATGCCAATCTAATAATCGTCTATAACAAACATCCTCAATTAAAGATAAATGCCTAGTGTGTGATTGATAATCTGCTATGTTAAATTGATAATAATGCATATTAAATATCCTTCTTACTAACTTGATATTCAATAAAATTATAAATTTCGCCAGTAGTAAAAAAATCACAATGCTCTTTTATAACATTACACAATTTTAAAACTTCAGAAGCACTAAATTTAAAAAATTCCCTTTGAGTATTTACTCTATTTTCGCTATAAATTTCATGCAATTTTCTTTCAAAATTTTGTGCATTTTCTACTTCACCATAACAAACCAATTGAAAATTAAAAGGCACAGATGTGTTAGATAATTCAGCCGCCCTTTGACTTGGTGCTTTGTCTGTAAATCCTATTTTAAAAAAATCAGGCATTGCTTCATTTGCCATTACATATACAAAACCATAATAAGCCATATCAAAACTCCAAAAAAAAACCGCTAACCTTAATTGTGCGAGAATTAAGATTAACGGCTTACTACAAATAGTAGTAGCAATTGAAACCCCTCGCACGGGTCATTGCTTCTACCACTTAAACAAAACAATAATATAAATCTATCTATTGTGCAAGTATTTATTTATTACCACCTGGGCTTCATCAAATGAATGGCATACGCAAGCCGAATAACCTTGCGCCTTTGCCTGTTCTAGAAAGTATTTCTGTTGGTCTGACACTTTACCCTTTGCCGCTTTCATTTCTATAAATAATCCATGACTGGTTGCATTGGGTGACATTAAAAATAAATCAGCCACGCCAGCCAACACGCCCTCATTTTTTAATTTGACGGCTGTGCCAATGTTACGCACTCCACCATTAGGAATGGCAAACATAATCAGCTTGGGATATTGCAGGCGAAACCATGTAATAACGGCAACTTGTATTTGATGTTCATTCATTTTTTAATATTTGTATAAAAGTGGTTGCATAATGTATAAAACATCTGTATTGTATCACTTATGCGCTTTTGCATATTAACGGAAACAAGGGGAAACAAATGTTAGAAACTTTAATTATTAACGGCATTACACTTGATGTTTACTTTTTACATGAAGTTGAAAAAGACCCATTTGGCACAGGCGATTCGCCAACGTATCACAACATTCAATTGGTTGCAGTTGAAACATTAAATGACACCGTTGATTTACTTCCAATTCTTTGCAATACCATTATTGAAAAAATTGAAAACGAAATTTTTAATATTGTGACTGGGGCTTAACATGGACAATTTGACTATTGTAATTTTGGGGCTGGTTGTATTTTTAGCCATTCTTTTGGCTGGTGAAGCATTAGCCAAATTTTTTGATTGGAAATAACATGAAAACAAGTGAATCACTTATTAAAATTGCGCCTGCTTTAATTAAGGCACAAATGGGCATTACCTACGCTATTGAAAATGCCAAAAACCCGCACCTTAAAAGCAAATATGCTGACTTGCAATCTGTGATTAATGCAGTCAAAGCCGCATTAAATAAAAACGGCATTGCATTTTTGCAAACACCATCGCCAAGTGATGATGGTCGTTTAAACTTAACAACACGATTAATTCACGAATCAGGGGAATGGATTGAAGATACCGCAACGTGTCCGTTACAAAAACAAGACCCGCAGGGATTGGGGTCTGCTCTCACTTATTTGCGTCGTTATAGCCTTTCCGCTATTTGTGGTCTTTATGCTGACGATGATGATGGCGTTGGTGCTATATATAATGCTACAAATAATGCTGTGGATGTGGAAGCGGCTGTTAAATTGGTAACTGATACCAAAACCCTAGCAGAATTACAAACAGCCTATAAAACGGCTGTGGCGCGTTGCAAAGGCAATGTTGATGCAACCAATGCTGTTGTTAAGGCAAAGGATGAAATGAAGTCGTTGTTTGAATTACATCACCCATAGGAAAAACAATGGAAACAATTATTCAAGGTTCTGATGAATGGTTTAATGTTCGGCTTGGCAAAGTAACCGCCAGCCGCGTTGCTGATGTCATGGCAACAGTTAAAACAGGTGAAGCCACATCACGCAGAAATTATCGCATTCAGCTTGTTTGCGAAAGGCTGACGGGTTTAAAAGAAGAAACCTATATCAACCATCACATGGAACGGGGCGTGCGGTTAGAACCTATTGCGCGTGCGTTATATGAAGCCCAAAATGATGTGTTTGTGACTGAAATAGGGTTTATTCATCACCCCACAATTGAAATGGCTGGCGCATCACCTGATGGGATGTTACCTGACGGGCAAATTGAAATTAAATGCCCAACAGCGGCAAACCATATTGAAACAATATTAGGCGGTGGTTCGCCATCAAAGTATTACCCACAAATGCAATTTCAAATGTCTTGCACAGGGCATCAATGGTGCGATTTTATTAGTTATTGCCCCGATGTTGGGGATGATTTAGCCTTATATGTTTGTCGTGTCCCTCGCGATGAAGCATATATTGCTGAAATGGAAGCCGCCATAACGGCTTTTTTGAATGAAGTAAATGTATTATTTAATCAACTAAAAAAAGGAAACAAGTAAAATGGCTATTGTAAAAATTGTTATTGAAGATACTGATGATGGGGTGCAAATATCAACAGAATTGGATGCCTCAATTGAAAATAAAGAAAATGCAACTCCAGCGCATTTTGTTTTAGATGAAATTTTAAAATGGATTGAAGAAACTGATGCAAAATTTAAACAAAAGGAAACTGAATAATGGCTATTACCCATGATTTAATCGCAAAAGCAGGCGCATATAAGGACAAGCAGGGCAATGAAAAAGTGCGCTGGCATAAATGCGGTGTTGCAATGGAAACAAAAAATGGCGGAATTGCGCTAAACATTGAATCACTACCAACCAACTTTGATGGATGGATTCAAATGCGTGAACCTTTACCTAAAGATGGTGCGCCACGCAATCAAAATGCTGGCGGGCTTGATGAAATTGATGAATCAATGCCGTTTTAATTAAAATTGGGGGAAAGTGTCCTGTTATTTTTTGCTATGCTTAAAATACAATATATTGTGATTATTATATTAACCGCATGATTACCCCAACTGTAACCTGTAACGCTACACATTACACAAAGGAAACAAAAAATGAATGCAAGCGCAATAAATAGATTACTGGCTTATAAACGCAGAATGATGATTTTGGAATTGTTGGATAATAAAAAACTTACATCATCGGAAGTCGCGCAACACATATCCGATTCTTTTAGCGTAATTAAAACGGATTTGAAACGCTTATATAATGGCAAATATTTAAGTCGTGAAAGAAAGTTTGACCCAGCTTGCGCCAAATATGTTTTTGCGTATTTCACCAAAAATAAAAAATTCCCAATGCCCAACATTGCGGCAACAGAAAATCAGCGCACAATGGTTGATAATATCAATTTTGAAAACAGACCCAAACGCAATCTGCCAGTCCAAAAAGCCCCGCATCAAAAAATATTGATTGACCCTAAAAATCCCAATGCAAAAACTTATCTAAACCTTGGTCGTGCTGGGTCTGATTATGCTTGGCAGAAAATAAAATCATCCGCTTTTGGCACGCCTAGCATTGGTTCAACTTTTTCACTTTATGATGGGGCTTCAGTATGATTAAATTTTTAATCTTTAAGCGTTACAATGTAATTGATTTGGTTGGGCAGGGATTAGCCATTTGGCTTGCCACTAAATACGACAATAATTGGTGGCTAATGTTGGTGCTGGCATTTTCTTTTGTTGCCGCACTATGTGATTCAATTGATAGGTTAAGAAATAATTTTTAATGAAACTGTCGGTTAAGCAAAAATTGTGTTTAATTATTGCCACCAGTCCAATATGGTTGCCATTTGTAGTTTTATGGCTTTTGATTGTTGACATCTATGAAGCCACAATTGATAATTAATTGCTTAATTGCACTTTGACGGGATTCCGTCATTAAGGGGCTTAAAACGCCCCTTTTCTTTTTTGCAAATATGCTTTCATGCCCGCAAGTATTTCAAGATTATCACCAACCAGTCCCAACGCCATATTGCATTTATCGCACAATAAGCCACGAACAACATTAGTTGAATGGCAATGGTCAACCGATAGATTTCTACGCGCCTGACGCTTACTACAGATGGCACAGCGACCATCTTGATTGATTAACATGGTATTGTAGTCATCAATGGTGATGTTATAGCGTTTTTTTAGCTTTGATTTAAGCCGTGACTTACTTCCTGATTCTTTGTTTTCTTTAAACCACTTTTTGCTTTTAACTTTTTTGCAATGCTTGCAAATGCTATCAACCCTTGTGGTATTAGTTTCTTTTCGCCTGATTAAATAATATTCAGCGATGGGCTTTTCTGTCTGACACGCTTTGCAAAACTTGGTCAAATTATTTTATCTTTTAAAAATAAATAAACTTTTTCAATTTCATCAAATGTTGCATCATTTTTAATAATATTTGCACGCTTTGATATTATTTGAATATTGCCTTTTACATAACCTTTGCAACTATCAATTCTATCTATTGATGGTGAATTCCAACTGCCCCCTCGCCCAGTAACATATTTTAATTCAACTTCTAAAATTGGGCATTTTTGTGGAATGACTATATCTGAAACATCTAAATTAAAATCATATCCTTTTGTCTTGGCGCGTGCTTTACATCTATTAAGCATACTTTTAACATAGGCTTCACCAAGACCAAGCATTCTTTTTAATCGCGCATTTTCTTTATTTACTTTTTGACGCAATTTATTTTCAGGTTTTGCCCAATAATTTTTTTCATATTCAACACGATTTAACCCAGTTGATTTTTTAATTGCATTTGCTGAATTACTGCATTTTCTAGAACAGTATTTTCTGCGTTTTGCATGGTATGGGGAATCATTTACATAAAAATTATTTTTGCAATATTCACATATTAAATCATTAAATTGTTTTTCCATTTTGAAAATCCGCTAATGATAAACCATTAGTATACTGCAAATGAGCATACTCGCGGAATTTTCCACTCCATCTACCTGCCCACTCAAGACCAATCCCTTCGGCAATCCGTCCGCATTCAGAAAACAAAACGGCATCATTCCATTGCGCCTTGCCATTGACTATCGGGCAAAAATCAAACGCCACCTTGTAATTGTGGAATGATTGACCAGCTTTAGCATTGGTAACAATCTTGCCCGCGGTTGTGCGACCCTGTGCGTATAATGCGGTTTGTGCTTCCATATCACGATATGTGGATGTGATAATGACATCAATGCCTTTTGCTTTGCATTGATTGATAAACTCGCTACACATTGCCGCAACCTTTGGCTTTAAATCCGAAAGGCTACGGGAATTAATCATTACGCACCTGTTGGCGGAATAGTTGCTGGATTAACTGTTGCTGGCTGACCAAGTTTAGTATTGATTGATGCAACCGCTGTTTCAATGCCTAAATTTAATGCCCAATTAGCCGTGCCATTTAATGCCGCACCCAATTCACCTTTGACATTTTTTAAACCTTCTTTTACTGATGCCGCTTTTTCTGCACCTGTTTTTGTATTTGATAATTCAATCAAAACCAATCTTTCAATTTCTTGAAATACGCCTGACCCAATAATTGCTTGAACCGCGTGTGTTAAAATTGACATTAAAAATGCGTTAATCATAATTTTTCCTTAATTTAAACAAGTTATAGAAACAAAAAAGCCATCAAGTTTATTCCATTCAATGCCCTGTAATGGGTGACTGCTCAACAGCTTTATCGCTGGCTGGCAATCCCACTTTGTCGCTTGATGCAATGGTTGCGGCTGGATTAATGAACAGCCCTGTAATTGCAACAATAGCACCACCAATGGTAAGCAGTTGGTCATCAGATAACGATAAATCATACCCAAAAGTTTTACCAAGCGCGACAAGTGCGCCAAATAAACCAGCCAAAATTGATGCAGTAATTTGCCCATTTTTCCATGCCGTTGGATTTGCAACAACGCTTCCTTTGCGAAACACACTGAATGCCGCTAAAATTTTATCCATATTATTTCCCCAAATAAATAGTGCCAGTTATAACCGCACCAATGATTATCCAAATAAATCTTTCTATCCATGCCCCACTTGCATTTTTTACTTCAATGCTATTGACGCGAGTTTCAAGCAACGATTGCTGATGGTCATAAGTGTCCATACGCTTAAACAGCGTAATCATCCTTTCTTCCATCCGAGCCAGCGATATAATTGCTTCCCCTACTTTATCCAGCTTTTCTTCAATGCGGTTAAGGCGTGTTGTTTGGTCATCCATAATATTCTCAATTAAGTTTCTTTGCGTATTGTATAAACATTGATAAATCCTCGCTTGAGAAAACAACCACCAAACTTCCATCATCTAATGTCACTTCTAATTCATCCTGCTCAATAGCAACGCCCACAATCTTTTTGCCAATCATGTGGTTAAAATATTCGTCAACCAATTGATTGTCTGATTTTTTATGCGTCTTGGGCATCTGCAAAATCTTTAGTTTTTAATGCGTCATAAATTTGGGCGCGGGTTGCATCAACAATATAATCATTTTCAGAAAAAATAATTGTTTGAGTAGATGCTGGATAAAAATTATTATCCCTTATTTCTTTTGAAATATATCCATTTAATAAAATTTCAATTGTTTTATTTTTATAATTTTCATTGATGAAATTAATATTCCAATAAGTAATATCAATGCCTGTCCCTGTTTTTTCATTTTTGATTAATGCCATAACTTTTCCTTTAATATGAATTAAAACTTGACCACCAAGAAGCACCAGTTGTGGTTGTGCCATTATTTGTAATGGATGTTGTTGATGAACTAATTACATCTAATGCATATGTTGTATTATCAACTGGAGTTTGACCAGCATTATTTGCGGTTGTTTTTTGAGCATTCATTATTGTATTGATTGATGAAATATAATAAGAAATTGGTCTAAAATTTGTAATACCGCCTTGACAACCTAAATAAATTGTTAATGGTGTTCCTGTTGGAGTAGTTAATCCAGTTGGCATAAAACTTGGCGAGCCAGAATCACCATCCCAAACATTAGTCCACCAAGATGAAAATGGCAATCTTATGTCGCTATTATTTTGCAAAGGATATAAAGTATTACAATAACTAAAATTATATCCTTGTCCAACAATACTATAACCGCCTTGTGTTGAAACTCCCGATATTGATGTCATTCTGCTTATTTGCATTTGACGAACATAATCATAATTGCCAAAAGAATATCGTCTTTTAGCAGTAAAACCTAATATTCCAATTGGTAATGTTCCATACGAACCAGTATAACTTGCCCCTAAAGGAATTTTAGTTGCCAAAGTTGTGTTATTGGGCAATACAGAATATGGGGTAATTCCTGTTACCGCACTATCTAAATATCCAATACAAATATCTGCACCATAAACCCCATAATTATCTATTGTTGAAACTGCAATAATAGTTTTAAGTTGTGAATTGCCATTTTTATCTGTGAATGTATATTGTTGACCAACTTGAAAAATTCCAGCATGAGTTATTGTTATAATGTGTCTTGGTGAAATAAGTGATGCGCCCCCATAACTAACATTGCCAACACTATTTTCAGAATAGGCAGTTAAGTCAATAATATTTTTAGTATATAAATTTGTATTATATGGCGCGCCATTAAAATAATAACCTGTTCCATCGGGCGTTGTATATAAATTCATAAATGAAGCATTTGGGGTTGTATTGCTTCCTATTGCTAAAAGAATTAAATCATTAATTTTTTTAGTTAATGAATTTGTTGCCAATAAAGATAAATAATAATTTTGTAATGTAGAACTAATGGAACATAAAAATGATGCTTGAACTGCACCATTTGAAGTCATAATGGATAATTTTCCATTCCCATTTGCAAGTGAAACCACATTGGGAAATGTTGTTGCATCACATATTGTTGGCGTATTATTTACAATTGATGTTGAATATGGTGTGTTTATTGATTGTGAGCAATATATAGTATTGTTAATAATTGCATTTGTTGTTGAAACTGTTGTGATTGTTGCCTCATTAATTACATTTGTTGATAATGAACCGCCTGATGTAGTTGTATATTGAGAAGTGCTAATAATTGGATTTAATAAAGATGACCATCCATTAAAATTTGCAGAAACAACCCCCCCATTAATATTTATAGTCATTATGCAATCCTATAAGCAGAATGATAAACACTAGCAGTTATTGTCCCACTATTTCCAGTCCCCGCAATAAATTTAGCATTTGCATAATATGATGTATTTGTTGTTGAAGATACAGCAACAATTGTTGGTGCTAAACTTAATTTTATTTGTGTTCCTAACGAATTATTTATTGGAATATTACAACTTGATAAGGTTGATACGCTTGGGTCTTGACTAACAGTATTCAATCCAATTGCCGCGGCTAATGTGGTAGCAACATTGGTTGAAGTTACATTAAAAGTAACGCCACCAGTTATCATCCACAATCCTGCGGATAATGATATAGAACCGCTTGAATAAACTGTTCCGCTGGTTGTCAAAGTTACTGCATTTGTTGTTCCTTGCACTTTTTCGCCAATATAACCAACTGCTGGGGCATAAGTAACCGTACTTTCACCAACCAATGGTAAGCGAGTCCAGCCGTTTTGAATTGGGGCTTGAAGTAATTGAACATTAAAATATGCAGGATATTGAGCACCAAGAAATTTAAATGTTGGCTTTGTTGTTGCCAACCCTTCTGCGGCAATTGGCACATAATAATTAATACCATTAGCTACATCATCAGCGGCATAAGCCAAAGTAATTGTAAATGTTGATGCAAACGCAACATTAAAACCATTTCCCATAATTATTTCTAATTTTGGAATTAAAAGTTGACCACTAACGCTTTGGGATGGCATTTGAACATTTAAATTTGATATGCTTATCCCAGTCATATCACTACTAAAACTTATAATCAATCTGCTTGCTTTTGAACAATCAATAAATGTTTGCCCTGCACCTGTTGTTGTATAAGCCAAATAATTAGTTGGATTTAATGAAATATTTACAGTACCGCCATTTTCATTACCTAAAATAACTGCACCGCCTGCTGTACCATTAAATTTAACTAAAACATTAGCATCCGTTGCATATCCTATTTCATAATTTCCACCAGCTAAATTTAATAAATTTGCAAGTATGTCATATCTTAAATTAACATTGGCTGAAACATTGCCAGTTAAAACGGGGCTATTAGATAAAACAACCGACCCCGTGCCAGTAACACCATAAGATGTTCCCCATGCGCTTCCTGTTGAATTAGGAATTCCAGCGGATGGATAAACCATGCCAGCAGGAATAGTTGACCATGTACTATCACCACGCAAATAAGTTGTGCTTGATGGTATTCCTGTGGCATTTATATCTGCAACAGGAATTGATGCGCTTGCTGTTAATGCCGTTGTTCCTGACCCCTTAACATATCCCGTTAAAGTTGATGCGCCTGTGCCGCCCCGATTAACAGCAATTGTTGCGCCATTCCATGTAGCTGATGTAATTGAACCAGCATAATCAAAAGTATTAGTTGACCATGAAACATTAGATGGGGCAATATTATGCGTGTCCCAAGAACCAGCGGCAGTTGCATTGCTTAATAATGAAACATCAACAAAGCCGCCTGATTGAATTGTTGCAACTGTTGTTCCTGAATTATTTTTAACAACAATTGTGCCGCTTGATTGATTATTATTAAATTGATAATTTGTGCCATTTGCTAATGTTGTTGCATTGGGCAATTGATAAGTTTGCCCACCTGACCCAGTAACAACATAATTAGGCACGGATGCGGCAGTTAAAATTGTTGTTGTGCCAGCCGCGGCAACATTTGAATAACCCTCGCTAATTGAATTTGCGCTAATGTTTAAATTTGAATCACGCAATACGGCTGAATTTGCACCACTTGATGTAATGCTAATTGCTGGCGTTGTTCCACCTGACGAAACAATTGGGGCTGTGCCTGTTACACCTGTAACTGTACCGCTTGCACCAGTTGATGTAATGGTAAAGTTTGGATATGTGCCAGTAACAGTTGTTGTGCCAGCACCAGTTAAAGCAACAGTTTGGTCAGGTGCAGTATTAGTAATTGTAAAATTTGGATAAGTACCTGTCGTGCTTATGCCCGTGCCGTTTGTAAATGCAACTGTTCTGTCAGGGGCAGAATTTGTAATTGTAAAGTTTGGATATGTGCCACTTGTTGTAATGCCCGTGCCTGCCGTTAATGCAACTGTTTGGTCGGGGGCAGTATTTGTTATTGTTAATGTGCCATCTGATGTAATTGGCGAGCCTGTAACAGATATGCCCGTGCCACCAACTGCGGCAACGCTAGTTACTGTGCCTTTAGATGCTGTTCTATCAATAACAATGGTTTGTTTGGCTTGTGGTGTAACGACTAGCGTTATATCATTGCCCGATGCTTTGCTTATTTTGATGTCCATTAGTTTGTTACTCCATCACTACGCACCAAGAACAATAAGAAAATAATGCTGTCTTGGGCTGGGGTTGTGCCTGATGCTGGAAAACTAATCTTTATGCGACCACTAAAGCCAACAGGGGATGTTGCACTAATATCTAATTGCGTGTCACTTGTTAATACTGACCATGCTGATTCATCAATGGTTAATGTAAATGTGCCATTAGCATCAACGCGATTGCTGATGGTTAATGAAATTGCTGTTGGTGTTGAAACTGTATAATCGGCAATGTCAAATGTTAAACCATATCGCGTGTCTTGAATGTTGGATAATTGTCTGCGAATAATTGAAGCATCTATTGTTGCACCCACCAAACTTATTGGCGTGCCATCTGATGCCTGCATAGTTAAATTCCAAAATGTTTTTTGGTTGTAAACTAATTCGCCAGCAATAATTGGATTGTCAAACCCTGAAACTTGGGTCAAAGTGTTTTTATTAAAAATAGCCATTACGCATCCCTCACTTGGTAAAATAACGCCCCGATGTGCTTACCGAGGGCGGCAATGTTTTATCTTTTTTAATATTATATGTCAATTACCATTGCAAAACAACAATGCCATTTTGACCCGATTGTGCAACCGATATAACAGCATTAGCCGTGCTAACTTTACCACCTGCACCACCTGTTCCTGCAATGGATGATTTTATTACTGTTAATGCACCTGATGATAAGTTTGCATTAATTTGGTCGCCATTTCCTAATATATTTCCCACGCCATTTGGACTTCCAAAAGTTTGTGTAAACGAATTAAAAAAAGTATAACCAGTTGTTCCATAAGCAGGTTCGTAAAGTCCAAATCTGTCCAAAGTATATTGTGTTATGCAAGTTGTTAGGTTTGCACTTATTCCCTGCCAAGGTAAAACTGGATTTGATGGATAATTATAAACATAGGAATCATTATAACCACCAAACCCACCGCCAACTGTAACATAAGTTGCACCACCAACTAATGCAACGCTTGATGCTGTTCCATCACCCCCTGATTTTGCTGATGACCATACTGTTGTATATCCACCAACTGCCGATGTTCCTGCTGTTCCACCTTGCCCAACAGTAATTAAAAGTTGTTCTGTTCCATCGCCTGAAAATTGTCCGCTTGCTGGAATTCTAATCCATTCTTTTACATCACCAGCACCACCGCCACCACCTAAATATGTGCCATAACCAGCCCCGCCATTTGTTCCCCTTGCACCACCACCACCACCGCCTGCAATTTGTGTAACATATAAAACATAAATTCCAACTGGAACATTAAAAGTTGTAGTTGATGTAAAAACTTGCATTCCTGCTTGCTTTGGCATTCCGCTACTTCTTAAATATGAGCCATCCCAAGTTAAATATTGTGCCGATGGACTGCCAATACTAAATTTATATGCTGATGTTGTTGTTGTGTCATACCCTAAAAAGAATCCTGACCCTGTATTAAATGCAGTCTGTCCGCCCTCAATATAACTTGATGAATTAAGAACAATATTTCCGCTTGTTATTGAACCCAAATTGGCTGATATAGCTGAAAGTGAACCAACTTTTAATGTTGAAAGATATGGCACATTCCAAACTGTGCTTGGGGTTGATGTTGATGGGTCATAAAAACCATCAGATTGATATACTGATTCGCCCGCAACAATTGCTGGTGCTGTTGCCCCCCAAACTGTGCCTGTTCCCCATGAATCATTAGGCGGAAAGGATGTTGACCCAGTTGTTGTAATTGTTGTTGGTGTAGTTGCTAATGCAGATAATGTTGTTTTTGTATAGCAAGTCCTTGCTGATGTCCCTTGCACTCCATTTGTGCCTGCATAACCAACGGCTGAAATTGTTGATGATGTCCAATTAATTGTGGATGTGGTTACTGTTGCAGTATCAAGCAAACGAACACTTGCTTGCCATAATGTATAACCAACACTTGGTGATGCCGTTGGGCTTAATGTCCATCCGCTTGGCGTTGGTGTAAATGTTCCTGATGACCATGTATATGTTGCCGTGCCAGTTGGTGCGGCAGGAATAGTTAAAGCCCATTGGAAAACTGCGGCAATAGCAGTTTGTGTTCCATTTGCACCATTTGCACCATTTGTTCCGTTTGTTCCAGCAACTCCATTTTGAGAAATATTGCTAATTGAAAATCCACTTGCCCAATTAACTGATGAAGTTACCGCTGTTGTTACATCAACCACCGCAATTGCCGCTTGCCATAAAGCAATGCCAGCAGTTGATGGATTTGCGGGAATGGATGTTGTCCAACTTCCCCCGCCTGTATAACTACTATTAGTTAATGATGCCCATGTAAATGTTGAATAACCTGTTGGATTACTTGGCGTTGTGGTTGCCCATTGATATAAGTAAGCAATGCCATTTTTATTAGCATTTGCGCCAGCAGTCCCCGTTGCCCCTTTAACCGCATAAACTAATTGCAATGTGGCATTTGCGCCTTGCGTAACCGCGCCTGTTGACCCTTTATATCTAACTGGAACAACAATGGTTGCTGGATTAGTTGACATGGCTGTTGGCGTTGGAAATAACGCATAAAATCCACCATCACTTGGATTGCCAATAGTAATGCCTGATTTAACAATGTCCCCATAACCTGTGGTTGAACTGCCGCCAATGCGCCATGTGTTATTTACAAATAATGAATCAGTATCAGTTTGTGCGCCAACAAAATCAATTGAACCGCCAGCGGCATTACCATAAAGCGTTGGAATAATTCCTGTCAATGTTGCCGTTGTTCCATCATAAGGAACAGATAAATTTTGAGGGCTAAATTGCGAAATAAATGTGCCTGCCACCGCTGATGTTGATGGATTAGGTGACCAAACATAACTAGATGATTGTGCGCTTAATGCAGAATTGCCCGAATTATTACCAACTAAAAATGCAAAATAATAAGTATCAGTTGGAAGCCCAATGTGTGGAAATTTTAATGTTGTGCCATTAGTAAATGGGCTTGAATTAGAAGCCGTTAAAACACCCCATAAAACCCAATCAGTTGTTGATGGTGATGCCACATTAGTATAAAACAATGTAACGCTTAAAATTTGTCCAACAGATGGCAAAACACAATTAACAGAAAAACTTGGAACAGCGGCATTAGGTTGTTGGTCTGTAACAGTTGGTGCGGATAATGCCCCAAAATAACCCAAGAATGGAATGCTACTATTAGGGGCGGGTTGATATTGTGTAATGCTTGAAACATCATAAACTGTTGGATTGTATTCAATCATTTGGAACGATGCGCCTAAACTTCCATCAGGCAATGATGCTTCATTAACTTGCATCACTCTAAATAATTTACTTGACCAGCCATAAGCCGTATTTGTTACTGTAACAACATCACCAGCATTAACTTGAATGCCTTGATAATTTGATGCAAAAGAAACAAGCAAATCTTCACGCGCTTGCTTTAATATTTTATTGGCTAAATATTGAACAGTTACATTATTGTTTACTAAATTAAAATCAATAGTTTGTTTATTAACTGGTTCATTGGCATATAAAAGCCCTGATGAAGTTTGCAATGCAACAAAATCTGAAATATCTTTATTTAATCCATTTGGGAAACGCGCTTCAATTTGATTTACGGATTGATTAATATCGGTTAATCCAACTGTTATTTCCCCAATAATATTATCATCAGTAAAACTAAATGAGGAAGTTGCCGTTTGATTGATAACAATACTCCATTGCCCTTGAGCCGCGTTGTAAGCCATCCAAGAATCAGCCGCAATTAAAATTTTATCAATGTTATCCAATATATTTGTTGCTGTGTCCAATACTCCATTAATTCTATAACGGGGCATTGTAGAAGCCACGCCAACATTATTAATATAGGGAATTGTTGTATCACCATAAGTATTTAATGCTGTGGCTGATGTTGTATCAATAAGATTTGATGGAACAGCACCGCCATAATTTGTGTTTGATAAATAATCAACCCAAACATCACCAGCTTTTGCACATCCTTGACTGTTTAAATAATGACTGCATCTAAATGTAATGGGTTGCAATCCTGTAATGCCTGCCTGTTGATTGTAATGAAGTTTAACAATTGCAAAAGCCAAACCATTCATTTGACGATTGGTTGAAGCCCAAGCTAATGATGATGGAACAGTTGATTGGTCGCTTGCACTATATGCCATCACTTGATAAGGTTGTAATGATGAATTTAATGGCGTAATTGTTCCACTTGCATTTGAAGTAAATAACCAAATATTAAAATTTCCAGCAATGCTTGTATCAACATTTCCTGTCCCGTCAGTTAAAGAAGCAACTGTTGTTCCACTAAATGCAACTTTTCTGTCCCCATAATAAAAATTGGTTGTATCAAAACTAAATTGTCCATTGGGTGAAATGCTGGAAATTGCCAAAACATACCACATATATTTTTGGTCTTGCGATAAAGCGGCATCAACAAATGTGCCACCTAAATAAGCATCACCATAAACAATTGGTAAACTATTTGTGGTTGATGGCGGAATTTGTTGTCTAACGCCTTGGTCAGGCAATGATTGATTTGTGCCGCTTGGGATTTTAGGTGAAAATAATCGTGTAAAAACTGCTGAAACAGCAAATGTTATGACCATGTTTGCGGCAATTGTCGCAATGGCAGTTGACATTCCCACAAATTCAAAAACGGCTATTAATGCGGCTGGCATTTTTATTCCTTAAAATAATTCATATCTAATAATTTAAAACCGCGTTTTTCATAGTTTAAATCAGGCGATGTTGCCATTTTTGTAACCATTACTAATTGCACGCGATTTTCTTTTAGCATTTTATCCGCTTCATCATTAAATGCTTTCCAAAGCCTGCCACCTAATATCCAGTTGCGATGTTCGGGCTTAATCCACCAAGCCAATTCATGCAATTCCAATACTTTTTGACACCAAATATTGGGCGTTATTATTGCCGCAATCATTCCATTTATTTCGTCATCAACTAATATAAATCCACGCCCTGCTATAATGCTATTTAATAAATTAGCAATATAATTATCATCGTGATGTTCAGCATTATTTAAAATTTTAACTGGTGATTCTGCGGCATAGTGTCGCATAAATTCAGCCAAAATTGGGATATCAAATTTATTTGCTTTTCTTATCAACCTAAACTTCCTGCGGAATAATTTGCTGGGGCTGTTGGGGTTGGCTGTCCACCACCAGTTGGGGCTTTACCAAAATCAAAATATTGCGCTGTGATAACTGCAACACGATTCATTGATGTGTCATTAGGATGCTTATTTTGCCACAATGTTGATGTTGTTTTTTCGCCCGATATTCTATTTTGTAAAACAACTTTAAATGAAGCGCAAGAAATTGAAACAGTTGCAATTCTGCGTCTTAATTGGTCATCAAAAGTTTCTTGAATGTTAATGTTATTAACAATTCCTTGATAGCGTTTAAAAAATTGTAAAACTCCACCAATAGTTAAAATTTGATTGTTGCCATTAAAAAAACCACGCCAAACCTCAACTGTGCTTCCTTTAATATCATTTTGTAATACAAGTCCAACATTGACACCATCAACGCCAGCAAGTGAAATGGTTAAATCTTTGCTTGTTGATTTTACATCTTGAGTTACATTGCTAATTGAAAGCAATGAACCAAGCCCTGTATAAGTAACCCCAGCCACAGTTATTGGTGATGCCGCTGAACAAAAAGTATAAGTGCCAGTTGTCATAGTCAATCTGATAAATTCAGAATGTGTTATGTTTGGATTATTGTTGATTGCCGCAATTGTTGTTGCCATTATGGTTGTCCTATTGCTTCTCTAAAAACAAAATCAGAATCCCATTGAATCCATGCGCCATTAGTCATTGGAATTAAAGTATAAGTTGGATATGATTCCATCATTACATAAAATGAAACATTGTTTCCACTATAAATAACTGAACCAACAGTTACAGATAAATCAATAATAATTGGTCGGTGAACATTTACATTAACAGTTGTTCCCGACCCCCTGTCAACTTCATTTGTTACTATATAGGGATAACTTCCAACCATTACATAATCACCCTCTTTAAATATAATTGTTCCAGCAGAAACCGATGGTAAATTTTTCATTACAAAAATTGTTGAATTGGCGGCTGGAATGGCATTAAGTTGCAATGAATTATATTGTAATGTTGTTAATTGTCCTTGATTAGCAGTAAACCATTTTAAATTTATGCTATTAAAATAAATTGAATCAGGAATTTGCCTGTCTAAAATTCTTAAATCATTAAGAATTTTTCTTGCCTGTGGATAGTATAAAAAATTATGTGGTTTAACTGTAAATACAAATGGCACGGCTGTCACATATTGTGCAACAGTAACTTGTCCTGAACGGCTAACTTGCTGTCCAACAACGCGATGGTCATTAACGCCAATTGATTGACTGATTTCTAAAATGTCTTGGAAACTCATGTTCTGCCACCTGTCGTTGCCATTGATTTATTGGCATAAGCATTTGCCGCCCAAACTGCCCCTGACGATTGATATAAACGCTGTTCAAATGATTTAGAATCAATGGTCTGCAAATTTGCAATATATGGTGCATTATAAACGACTTGGGGTTGATTGCCCATCATTGAAGACAATTGATTGTTTGGAATAATTGTTCCTGCGGTTTTGGGAATAAATAATTCCGCGCCTCTTTCACCAACCAAACTTGCCTTACCAATTGGCGGTGAACCACCATCAGCAAATCCCAACCCTGATAAGAAGCCCGCAATGCCCGAACCTGTCCCTGCTTCGCCTAATGGGGCTGACCCCCATATTCCACTAAACATATCATTTAAACCACCGCCACTTGCGCCTGCGCCACCTGTTAGCAAACTAAACAATCCCGTTACTTGCGCTTTTAATTGAATTTTAATTAAATCTTGAATAATTGATTGCGCCAAACTTGAAAATGATAGTTTGCCAGTTGAAACAAAATTATCCAAGGCTGATTCCATGCTTGATGTCATGCTATCAAACCCTTTCTGTGCAATTGCGGCAGAATCTAAAGCCCTTTCTTTATAGTTTGACCATGCCTTATCCCATCCCGCTTGAAATGTTTTGGATGCGCGTGTATTGGTTTCTTGCGATTCAATAGTTGCAACTTTAACTGCTCTAATATTATCCAATTCTTCTTGTTTCATATTTGGATTTTCTTTTTTAATCTTTATCATTTCTTTTTCAACATCATATAAAGCCATTGCTTTTTGCACTTGAGAATCAGACATTCCAATTAATGTTGTTGCATAATCTATTCTTTCTTTTTCAAGTTGTGCGGTTTCCATAGTTGTTTGATAAAATTTTGCTTGGTTGGTTAATTCTTGTGAGTTAATAAGAGCAACTTTTCCAGCTTTAATTTTTGCTATTTCAGCATCAGACATTGATGGATTATCTTTTTTTAATTTAATCATTTCCTTTTCAACATCATATAAAGCCATTGCTTTATTAACTTGTGAATCAGCTTGTCCAACTAATGTTGAAGCGTAATCAATTCTGTCCTGCTCTAATTGAATTGTGTCTAAAGTAGTTTGATAAATCTTGGATTTGCTGTTTAATTCTTTAGCATTAATTGCGGCAATTTTTGCCGCTTTAATTGCTTCTAAATCCCTATCAGTCATGGCGGGATTATCTTTTTTCAGCTTGATAATTTCTTTTTCAACATCAAATAATTCCAATGCTTTTGCAATTTGAGCATCGGATTGACCAACTAATGATGTGGCATAATCTAATCTATCCTTTTCAAGATTTGCAGAATCAAGTTGAGTTTGATAGGTTTTAGCCGCTTGAATTTGCAATTGGGCAAGTGCTTGGGCGCGTTTATATTCTTGCGTTTTTTGGTCTAAAATCTTTTGTTGATTTAGTATGGTTTTTTCTTCGGCAGTCCCACGCAACTGATAATATTTACCACCTTTTTCAAATTCAATAGCTAATTTTTCATAGCCAGTTTGCTCTAATCCAATCCCATCTATTTGCCTTTGAATTTGTAATTCTTGTTGCGACAATGCTTCTGATTGCTTTTTGTATTCATCAGCAAGTTTTTTTGCCGCGGCAATTTGTTCGGGCGTTTGTGCTATTGTTCTTTTATTAGGGTCGGATGCGCTTCCATAATCAGGATGAACCATTGTATCAATTGGCGTGTAATGTCCTGAATTGGCATCATCTTGCATTGCCTTGCGTTTTGCGGCTATCCATTCAGCAATCTTTGTGTCATATTTTACCGCACCCTTCCAAGGCAATATAAAATCCCACAAATTAAAACCGCCTGTATGGTTTTCCAACCAGCCGTTTATTTTAGTAAGCCAATCATAAAAATTTGATACAGCTTCAGTTGCAATTTTTAATGGTTCAGCAATACCAATTGCCATATCAGTTTTCATTTTGCGACTTAATACATCAAGTCTATCTAATGAATCGCCAATATCTGAAAATGGCTTATCTGCATCCGCGCCCGTGCCTTTAAGGGCTTGCAATTGTTCATTAAAACCAACAATGTCAACGCCTTTAATTGCTTTGCCAAATATTTCAAATGCCAAAGCATTACGATGTATTGTGTCAGGAATTTGTGCTAAACCTTGAATGGTTTTTTCAAGCAAATCCTGTTCGCTTAAAGTGCCTAAATCTTTAAGTGATATGCCTAACTCTTTAAATCTATCGCGAGTTTTTTGAGAGCCACCAGCGGCTTCATCTATTTTGTTGGTTAAACTTGAAAGAAGTTTTGTTGCATTTTCAGCATGACCACCACTAACAGAAAGGGCTTGTGTAAATTCTAAAACTGAACTAACTGCTAAATTATTTGCTTGGGCTATATCATTAATGCCATCAGCAAACATAACTGCGCTTGATGCCGCACTTATGAATGCCGTGCCAATTGCCGCAACAGAAACACCAGCCGCTAATGAGGATGTGCCAAATTTTCCAAGACTACTTTCAGCCTTGCCAAGACCAGCACTAAATTCGGCTGAATCTAAACCTAAAACAATGCCAAGCCTTGAAACTAATGACATGATTATTCCTTATTAAATTTGTCCATGCTAAATCCTTTTGCTTGTGTCATAAACAATAACAAAGCATCATCAGGATTTGTTTCTATTTCCGAGAATATATAACCATAACTATTCCCTAAAACTTGCTTTAATGAATAGGGCGGTGAATTGCCACTTCTCATATAATTAAACACGCCAGCGGTTAATGCCCCAATTCCACTTATTATTCCTTGGTTTCCAATAATTCCATCAGAATACATCACCATGATTTCATTCATGGTTGATTCATCTATTGCATCAATACTTTCGGTTGTATGCCCATTAAAGATAAGGGATGCCCTTACTTGCGCCCTTAATGAGCCTGTTACTTTTCCCGAATTTCTTTATAGTTGGGTGATATTACTTCATTAATTTTGTCAACAATGCTTAACTGAATAGCCAATGACCATTCTTCGTCAACATCTTTATATTCCAAATTTTCAAGCGTTTCCCCATTTTCGGGAATTAAAAGTTTGATATATTCTGTTATGCGATATTGTAAAACAGTTTTGTTTTTTGCCGCTTCTTTCATTGAACGACCATCAACAATAATGTCATTATCCAAATATTGAACAGTATCATCGGCTGATTCTTTTAATTCAATTAATGATTTTGTTAATTCATCATAATTTTTTTGAATATCATTTTCATTGGGATTTTTAAAATAATTATAAATGTTTTCAATTTCCCATGCGCTTGGAACACGCACTTTAAAAGTATGGTCACCCAATACAAATTGACGGGTTATAACTGAAAGACGATGGTCTTGATATTTTTGCCCAAGTGCGGATGCTAATTTACTCATTTTATATTCTTACTCCTATATTGTTCTATATGTTTCATTAAAATTGCACCAAGTTTATTGGCGGCTTCCTCACCCTTTAAATCCATTGCAGGGCGCATAAATGGTCTAGCACTATTATGTGCTGTTCCAAATTCTGTTTTTGTTCCCCATTCCATTGCTGGTGCGCGACCATCATAAGGTATGCCAATGCCAGCATAAAACTTTTTTTGGTGTGAACGAATTTGTTTATGTGTAATATTTCTAAATTCCGAGCCTTTTACTGAACGGGAATAATCGGTTAATAAACTAGAATGCGTTGCATTGAATTGTTTTTTATATTTAATTGGAATGCTTTTTGTTGTAACAATTGCAATTACTGTATCAGTTGATGATACATATTTAGATTTTCTGTCTTTGCTAGTTGGTCTTCTACCAACAATAGTTAATGAATTAGAAAGTAAATGCGTTTCACCTTTAGGGGCTAACATTTTTGCCATTCCCAAAACTGGGGCTAATGCTTCCTTGCAGGCGTTTATTAAAATCTTGGATGACTTTTTTTTATCACCAATTTCCTCGGCTAATTGTTGAAAAACAGCCAAAGTTTCTTCCATGCCAGTAATAGCAAATGTTTGAGCATTAGGATTTATTTGTTTTGGGCTTGCCATTATCGCACCTTAATAAAACCTTGGTAAATAGCATCATTTAATTCTTTGACATACAAAACAACATCTTGCGGTGACATTTTATCCGCATGATTTTTTGCAATTTCATGGACAAGATTAATGCCCGTCACGCGCTGTTCGGGAAACCCAAACCAGTCTTTTTTGTCGCTTGCCATTTTCATTACAAGAAAACCAAGCAAATCACTATTTGAATTTATTTTTGTTTCTGTCATGTCTTATCCTTTGTTGCCTGCCGTTTCCCTCTATGTTAGCAGTTGATTGACGGCAGGGCTTGTTAAATCATTATGTATTTGACCAACCGTACTGATTGCCACGAGGGTGAATTGTAAACACCGCTTTGGCTTCAGCACTTGGTTGAGCATCAATCTTAAATTCACTTACACGACCATTGAAAGCATAAGCAACAGTTGTTGTGCTATCAGATGCCGCAATAACAAAAGTCCTATCAACTGAACCGCTGTAAGCATCGCCACGAATCAATAACAATGCCGCATCAGATGGATTCCATGGGGCTGTAACTGTAAGGGATGTTGGTGCGTTTTGCGTTGGAATTTTATCGCTTTGGCGTGCGCCTGCAACACTAAATGATGCAACTGCATCATCTTGTCCAAATGCTGGCACGGCTTCCACATTTAATGCTGTTCCAGCCGCCCCCGTGCCGTTTGCAACTGTGCCAACAATAGTTGCAACTTGCGCTGTCCACACTGATAGATTGGCAGTTGTTAATGTTGTTGGTGTTGTTCCTGTTTGCATCCATAATGATGCGGTAAATCCTGCTAAAACTTTATTAGGTAATGCCATGATTAATCCCCTTAATTAAGCGTTGTTAGACCAACCATATAGGTTGCCACGCGGATGAACTGTGAATACTGCTTTTGCTTCAGCAGATGGTTGAGCATCAATTTTAAATTCTGATACACGCGCATTAAATGCGTAATAAACAATGTTTGTGCCATCTGTTGCGGCAATTACAAATGTTCTATCAATAACACCGCTGTAAGCATCACCGCGAATTAATAATAAGTTTGCATCACTTGGATTCCAAGGTGCAGTAATTGTTAATGAAGTTGGTGCTGTTTGTGTTGGGATTTTGTCTGATTGACGGCTACCAGCAACGCTAAATGAAGCAACGGCATCATCTTGACCAAACGCAGGGATTGCTTCCACATTCAATAAATTGCCTGACACCGCAATTGCTGAAACGCTTGCTAATGTTGATAATTGTGCCAATGTCAACGCTGTTGGTGTTGCTGTTGGCTGGATATATAGGGATGCTGTGAACCCTGCTAAAACTTTTGATGGTAATGCCATAATTAAAAATTCCTTATTAAATAGTTAAAAGTTACTGTCTTATTATGCAGATATGTCTAATGTAACATCCAAGAAAACATTAAACAAATCAATCGCATCATCATATCCATGATACAACATAGAAACATCAGTTTTTGCAACTTCAAAAGCGTGCGTTGTCCCAAATGTTCCAGCGTAACCATGCAAGGCTTGAATCAATGTATTTGCCAATGTTAATCCGTCAGCCATTCCAGTTTGTAACCCTGATGTAAAAATGCTTACTTGAAATATTGGTCTATCAATGCCTTTATTGCCTTGATATTTACCAGTATAAACAGGTTGATGAACATTTCTTAATTGCCATGTTACAAACTTTGGTTGCGTTGCAAAATTACGATTAAATAACGCATATACAGGCACGGGCGAAAATACACTTGCCAATTCTTCTTGTATTGCTTGCGCGTATTGCGTAATGTCATTTTGCGTTGTCATATTATACCTTTGTCGCTGGGTCGCTTCTATAACACATAACTGTTACTGACATTCTATCGTTGGCTTCAATTGCATCCGTCACGCGCCAATCTTGACCATTCCAAGTGAAAGAATATAAATTTTGATTAAAAATAACATCCCTTAACCAAGGCGTGTAATTAAATTTAAACTGAATCAAATCAGAATAAACACGATATTTTTCAAGAATTGCAACCGAGTTTTTTACGGATGAAACTAAAGGGCGGCTGGTAAATTTTTTGGTTATTATAGTATTCCCCGACCCATAGCTATCCACCGCAAATGTTAGCGTATTTACATCCACATTTTCAAAGCGTGCAATTGCCATGCCTATTCCTTACATCACTAATGGCTTATAGGGGCGCAATAATACATCAACCCCAAAAGGAATTTTTTGCAGTATTCCTGATGTCGTGTCGCTACGATTATTATACAAATGTGTGAACAATAATAAGCCAGCTTGTTTAATTACAGGATATTGCGCCAAAAGGCTTGGGTCTGTTTCATATTCAACCACAATTGGTGATGTTCTAAATGTTGAAACATTAGATGGCACGCCAGCCGTCAAAATAACCTTATTACCTGTCACATCATAATAATATTGACTTGATGCCAGCGTAACAAATGTGCTTGGTGTGCTTGAATTGTAATAACCCACGCTGTTAATTGTTACACCATCAATTGAAGTTTCAGGCAAATCCAAACTCATTGGCGTATTGTATGAAGATGAAACGCCATAATAAACCCGATATGTAACAGGGAATATTGGCATTCCTAAATAATCTTCAATGTGCATACGAACCGACAATTCTAAATCCAGCAAATAATCATCTTGTGATGTATCACCAAACAAATTTAATTGATTGGTCATTTCGGTTAATGACAACCAATTAGTTGCTATGTCCCTATCAATCTGTTCAACTTTTTCATAATTGAAAGGATTGCGGGTTGCCGCGTATGCTGTCAGTCCGTATATGGTATCAGCCATTATTATGCCCCGATTAAGAATACACCAGCAAATGGGTCGCGCACGCTTGATGCCATGCGTTTTTCAGCATACAGGGTAATTGTGGCAGGGCTTGTTTGGTCAAAGCGTTGAATTGTCATTTCCTCACCATCCACAATGGTTAAGAATTGACCCCAACTTGCCAACACGCCTGATATTGCGCCAGCGGCTGGTGTTGCAAGATATGGGTTTGGAATTACTGGGAAACCAAACATATAAGCAACTGCACCGCCATCATTGTCACCCACTTCAACAAACATTGGTGCGCCACCTGATGTGCCTTTTAATTTACGCAATTGGGCAATTAATGCTGGATGCAAATGCCATGCTACATCAGGCAATGCCCAATATTGTGATGGCAATAATGAAACCGCATCAACAATGTTGTCATAAGTAACTGATGCCGCTGTAAATGTTTGTTTAAGAATTGTATGCAATCCGTTTGTGATTGCTGTGCCACTTGTGCCAAATGCCGCGGCTGATGTGCTTGTTGAATAGTTTACAAAACCACGCAATCCATCTGTTCCGCCAAGTGTTGTTGTTGTTGACCCTGATTGGTCATTATTTAATGCCATTGATGATGCCTCAATACTTGAAAATTCAAGCATTAAATCGCTGACAATAGATTCATCAAGGTTATTTATGTCTGATAATACTGCACTTCTAACGGGAAGTTGTGCAGAAATAACTCGCATTGGCAATTGCCAAAACGATGTTGCAATGTTTGGTGAACCGCTATTGGCTGAAACTGTATAACCAAATGGGTTTGTGCTTGATGCCGCATTTCCTGTTTTTGCTACAAACTGCGCCATTGAACCATTACCAATAACTTGGCGGCACGCTTGTCTAAATGGGTTTGCATAACGCAATGCCGCAAAGGCATCGTCAAAATAAATCTTACCGCCAACATTTAAACCACTACCTGTTAATGCGGATGCTTCATTTACTTGGGCTTTCTCGGAAACTTTAACCATTGACTTTCCATCAATCAACGCTTCCTTAATGCCATTAAAAATCTGTTCAGTCTTCATGGTTTTATTCCCTAAAAAATTAAAAAGAGGGGATGGAATATCCACCCCCAATTTTCACCGATATTATGGTTTTGTTACTGTTGCTGTTGAACGATAACGCACGATTGCATTAGGGTCAACGACTGAACTGCATAGGCGTTTTTCGCCAAAGAAAGTGATAGAACCTGGAAGTGTTTGGTCATATCTGCGTAAAATCATGTTCAATCTGTCAACAATTGCAAATGCTTTTTGCCAATCACCAAAATACATTGGATATAAACTTTGTGTGCTTGCAGTTGAAGCAATTGATGGAACATCTAGGTATTTATTTACAACAACATCAAAGCCAAGCAATGAACCAACGATGCCATCTGTGCGTGCTAAACCATCAACATAGATTGGGCGACCATTGCTGTCTGTCAAACCGCGAATTGCTGATAACATAACTGGGCTGATAACAAATTTTGCTGATTCAGTCCAATATTGCTGTGGAAGTGAATAAATAAAATTCACAATATCAGCATAAGTTACTTTGTTTGCAACTGTATTGCCGTTAGTTGTTAATTGGTCATAAGTGGCTAATGAATGCAAACCAGTTGTTGAACCTGTGCCTGATGTGCCAAAGCCTGCTGTTGATGTTGTGCCGCCTGTGTAAGATGAATTTGCACCACCATATTGATTTAAGCCGCGCAAGCCGTTTGTGCCACCATAAGGATTTGTGCTTGATTGTGCCGCTTGGTCATTATTTTGAATCATTGATAATGCTTCAGCTTGGCTAAATTCAACCATCATATCTGCAACCAAGTTTGCTTCAAGACCATCAATGTCATCCAAAGCCGCTGTTCTTACTGGGAATGCCACATTCAAATCTTGCAATGTTAATTGCCAAATGTTAGTTGTTTCTGTTGTTGCTGTGCCATTGTTGTTTAATGAATAACCCCATGCCGCACCAGCGTTTCCGTCTTTTGCACGGAAGGTATAAGCCGCACCATCAGTTGTAACATTACGACCAACGCCACGCATTGGATTAGCTAAACGCAATGCAACGAAAACTGGGTCATAAGCAACACGACCACCGACACCAGCACCGCCACCCGTTAATGCTGATGCTTCTTTTAAGAATGCAACTTGTTCTGCTTCATCAGCAAACAAAGCCAATTCTTTTTCATGCCGACCACTACCTTTTACAAATGATGACAACGCTTCACGCACGCGCTTGTTTACATCACCAGTAACAGTTTTTTCAAGTTTAAGAATTGATGGTGATTTGATATCAGCAACTTTTGCTTCCAAAGCCGCAACTTTTTCTGCAAATTCTTGTGTTAGTTTTTCTTCAACAGCGGCAACTTGCAATGCAACTGCTTCGTTTACTTTTGCAATTTCAGCAACAGATTGTGCCTCAATAGCATCTAGCTTTTCCATGATTTTTTCTGACATGATTTATCCTTTGATTCTTTGGTTTAGTTTTTTAAGCAATTCTCTTTCCGCAAATGCGGCAAGCAATGCTTCTTCGGCAGTTATCGTTTCAGAATCACTCCGAACCGAGTCGTTTTTAAGGGCAACCGCTTTGCCAGCATCACGCCCGCGTGCAACTACTTCCTTAAATACAGAAACGGCAACTGCCGCATTCTGCTTTGAAACCCCTGCATCACGCAAGGCAGATTCCAAATTTCTTGGGTTAATCGTGCCATCAACTTCAAGGCATGATTCTAATTTTTTAATATTGGCTTGCAAATTGTTTGGTTGCATTACAATTGACACTTCACGCAAGCCACCTTTAGTGATTTGAAAATATCCTTCATCCGTTGGGCTTCCATCCGTCATTGGGTTGCCTTCGGCATCAACCATTTGATATTCATCAGCATACGCGCCAACAGAAACACCGCCAACCATATTAGGTGATTCCGTCATAATGGTATATAAATCTTTACCTGTGTTTGTATTGGTGAATAAACGACCAATGCCACTCATTCCCTCATCATCAAATTCAAATGATGTCCATTCGCCAACAGGCATAGCTTCATCATTGTGTTGAAAATACATAGGAAGCGGTTTTCCTGATGTTTCCTGCGCTTTTGCCCATTCCATGAATGGTTGTGGTTGATAATTAAATTTGCGCCCGTCTGCGCCCTCGCGTGCGCCCCATGTTGTGAATTGGGCTTCAATTGTTCCTGTGCCTTTGGCTTCATCTGCCGAAACGCCTAAAACAACTTGTGATTCAAATAAAAACTTGATGTCTTTCATAATATCCCCTTGTTATGCTTTGCCAGCTTGACCAGTTTTGCCAACTGAATTTGTATTGCCGCCACCGCCCGTGTCTTGCGGGCTTGTGCCAGCAATTGGTTGGGCTGGGCTACTGCCGTCTTTTAATTCATCACCGCCATTAATATTTGCTTTGCCTAAATATTCACGGGCTTCATTTGGTGTCATTATTCCGTTTGATACGCCAGCCACCACAAAATTCATTTGGTCTAATGGCGCACCTTTCAAAAAGTCTTGTGTTTGAAACTCAATGCAAAGGTTTGGATATCCTTGCAATAAACTTGCTTTTAACTTTTGCTGAACATTTACTAAAACTGGATAAACTGATGTTTTGTAAAATTCATCAATGGTTGTTTGTGAATTATTAAATTTGCCCGCTTCAATTCCAATCATCTGTGGCGGCACACCAAACAATCCGCAAATGCGCTTCATAGTTTGTTCTTTTAATTTTGCCGCATCAGCATCCTGCAATGTTAGCATTTTGACTGTTTCATAACTCATGCCATTATCCAACAGCATTGATTGACCAGCCTTGCTTAAATCGGTTTGCTTTGAACCTGTCATACTTGCCCATGCTTCTTTTAGGCGGGCGGCAATTTCTTTGTAACGCGAATCAGGAATAACTTGGTCTGTTTTAAATAAGCCTGTTGGCTTTGCCCCATTTTGCATAACAAAGTTGGCATATAAATCAATGTCTTGGTCTAAAGCAACCAATTCAGTTGCCAATATGCCTTTATTAAATGAACCTGACCCTTGCCATGCCGCATCCATCATGTGAATAATTTGATGCGCTTTTAATGGTTCATCTTTTGAAAATCCATAAGTTGGCGTTGATACTCTATATGCTGGATATCTAGTTTCAGTTAATTGCGCTGTAATAAGCGTTGAATCCAATACATACATTTCCAATGGCGTTTGCAACACTTGTTCTTGGTCTTTGCGCCAAAGCAAAGTAAATGTTTCGCCAGCCAATTCATGCCACATAATGAATTGATACCAAAATTCGTATTGGCTTTGAAAATGATTAGGATTTTGCAATAAGGATAAAACTGAACGGGCTTTGGCTTGGTCGCGTTTGCTTACTGATGGGTCGGTGCAAGCATCAACCATTGTGCCATTATTGCCATAAGTCATTACCTTAACTGGCAATTGCGATATTGCGCGTGCTTTGACACCAATACATGACATAATTGTGCTATTGCGCGACAAAACTGACATATCAATAACGCGACCAGCATCCGTCACGCTTGATGTTGTTACATATAAAAGTTGATATCCAGCGGCAGTTGCGGGTTGATTGGCATTGCGTAAGACCACATTACCTAATGCGGTTTGACCAAAAAGCGTATTGCTTTCTGTTGAATTCTTTTGTTTGCTTTTGAATATATCTAAAATTGCCATGTTTTCGCCTTTAGAAACTACGGAAACCAATGTTAAATGATAATGGATGGTCTAATGCACAATGCATTGCAATAATAAGGGCAATTATTCCGTCAACCTTTGCCGCTTTATCGTCTTCATTTTTACGCACTTTTACATTGCCGTTTATATCATACCACGCATCACAGTTTCCGATTTGCCAGCCCAAAAATGGGTTGCCGTCATGTCTTATAGCATGGGACATAATCAGTTTTTCGGTGTGCTTTGATGGATTGCTTAAAACCGCCATCCCTTGACCAACCTTTTTAACTGGTATGCCAGTTTCGTTAAGGCGAGCAATTAAACTTGCCGCATTATAGGCATCATACCCCACTTCTTTTACATTGTATATAGTCGCTTGATTTTTAATATATTCAGAAATTTCCCTATCATCCATCACATTGCCTTCTGTAATGTGTAATATTCCTGATTTAACTGCTTGTTGAAATATATCTTGATAATGCGTTGGAACAAGTTTCAACCCGTCTTCAGGCAAAAAGAATTTGAATTCAGCAAAGAAATTGTCTTCCGCATAACGCTTTAAAGTGCAAACTGCATTCAAATCCCGCGTTGCCGCCAAGTCAAATCCAATATAAACCGATTCGGGAATTTGTGTTGGTTGTTCCCCAACAGAATCATCCCACCATTGCCTATCAATCCAAGCATCATTGGCTGATACATAAACATTCAATGTCTTGCAAAGAAACTCATTTAATGCGGCTGGTTTTAACTTTGCCTGCTCGCACCTTTCCTCAATGGCTGATTGATATATGCTGATGCCGTGCATGGGGTTTGCTTTTGCCCATGTTGTTGGGTCGCGCCAATCATCTTGAGGGTCTAAACCATATAGCAAACCAAACCAATGCGGATTGTCTTTTGCTTCGCCATCAAGCATATTTTCAAACGCTTGCATATCTTCATAGAATTTTGTGTCTTTAGTAAAACTGGCAGTTGTAATATAAATCCTTAATGGATTCTTTCGGGCAACCATCCCCGAATGCAACACTTCAATGCTGTTCCTATCAACGATTGCCGCGGCTTCATCTATCAGGCAACACGATGGTGCTTTTCCGTCACCCGATTTTTTGTTATCACGACTTAATGCCCTATAAGTTGATTGACTATCACCAGTCTTTTTGATTTCATATTTACTTAAATCAAATACATTTTTGACTTCATTAGGCATATTTTCAATAAATCCCTTTGAAGCATCAAACACAATTGTTGCCTGTTCTCGGCTGGTTGCCAAAGTAAATACTTCAGAACCCGCTTCACCAAATTGCAATTCATAAAGACCAATGCCAGCGGTGAAAGTTGATTTGCCTGCTTTGCGGGGAATAAAAATAATGACATCCGTCACCATGCGTTTGGTGTGGTCTTTTTTACTGCGAAAGCCATAAATGGAACATATTGCCAAAATTTGCCAAGGTTCAAGAATTAAAGGTTTGCCAGCATCAGCACCTTTTGTATGCTTCAATGTTCCAAAGAATTTTAAAACATGGTCAACATAATCGGCAATAAATTCATATTCCCAATGCTTGTCTTCAAGAAAGTTTAAAAATCGCTGGCACGCTTGCCGAACCTTATTGCATACAACAATATTACCTTTAACAACATCTATTGCATAAAAAACACCATCTTCAAGTTTCATTTATTCTATTCCGCGCAATTTCAAAATAATTATTATCTAATTCAATGCCAATAAAATTGCGATTAAGGTTTTTGCAAGCCACGCCTGTTGTGCCTGACCCCATTGTAAAATCTAAAACAATTTCATTTTCATTAGTAAATGTTTTAATTAAATACTCACATAATGCAACGGGCTTTTGTGTTGGATGTAAATTTTTACCTGAAACTCCAATGGTGTCACGATTTATTTTTATAAGTTGCAATGGATATCTTGTTCTATCATCCCGATAGTTATAGGGTCTTGTTTCTTTGCTATCAACTAATGCGCTAAATGAACCATTTTTACCAACACGATTAGTAACCAATTTTCCATTGTGTGTTGTTTTTTGTGGATTATATGTGCATTGATTTTTATAAAACACAGATATTGTTTCAATTACCTTACCAGCCCTGCGCTTTACTTGCATAACATTAGTTGGTCTTTCTTTTTGCCAATACCAATCATATTTATACCAATCTATATTACTGATTCTTAAATAACTGCTAAATGGCTCTTGACCAAACAATACAATTGCACCATTAGGCTTAATAATTCTTTTTAATTCTGCCCACATAGGTTCAAACGGGATAACGCTATCCCATTTACACGCAGTTGTGCCATAAGGTGGGTCTGTAATAATTGAATCAATACTGCTGTCAGGTATTAACTTCATCAATTCTAAACAATCACCTTGCATTAAATTTATCATTTCTTAACTTGAACCCCACCAAGCAAATCATCATAGGTTGCCGTGTTGCTGGTTGTCTTGCCCATGCGCCCTTTTGGTGTCAATCCTAATTCATTCATTAGCACCACAATTTTATTTAATGCCTCTTTCATCACAGCAAAATATGGGGATGCGCCCATCGTCTTGCCGCCATTAAATTCAGCCACAATGCCATCACGCGCAATGCCTTTTTTGGCTTCCACATAAATGCTAATTTGGTCAGCCAACATTGCCAGCAAGTGTTTGTCTTGGTCAGCATCAATTCCATAAATTTCAAACATAAAATCGGCAGTTTCTTTTATAAAAATGCTGGCATTCCACGCATCAGGATTTTCAAGCCAATCCGCTTGCGGAACACGCGATTTAATTTTTTGTGGCAAATCAATTGTTTTGTCGGTTGTGCGAATAATTCTCAATTCGGATGGTAATGTTTTTTCTTTTGCCATGATTTTTCCTTTTTCCTACCTACCCCCCAAAATT